TCGGAGAGTAAAAAGAAACTACATAACTTCTTAACGAGAGGAGGCGGCAAGGATGGGTAAAGCCAAAGCTGTAAACTCTTCTGATTCTTCGAGAAGAATGCGACCGGCTTTATCACCGGAGGCTAGAGAGAATCAAATGATATCTTTGGCTATTGACCTTGCTGAGAGACAGTTATTGGAAGGTACTGCTTCTTCTCAGGTCATAACGCATTATTTGAAATTGGGGTCAACAAAAGAACGGATCGAAAAAGAAATTCTCGAAAGGCAGAAGGACTTGATAGAAGCAAAAACACAATCGCTGCAATCTGCGAAGAGGATTGAAGAAATGTATGGTGAAGCGATGAAAGCGTTCCGGAGTTATAGCGGTCAAGGAGACTTCGAGCCTGATGATTAAAACATATTCAGAGCTTATCCGAATACCGACTTTTGAAGAACGTTATCATTATCTCCGTCTTTTGGGAACAGTGGGAGAAGAAACGTTCGGCTTCAAGAGATGGCTTAATCAGGAATTCTATCATTCAAACGAGTGGCTGAGATTTCGCAATGAAATTATTGTTCGTGACAATGGATGCGACTTGGGTGTTGAGGGATTTCAAATCTTCGGTTCTATTATCATCCATCACATCAATCCAATAACCTATGAGGATATTGTCAACAACAATCCGTGTGTATTCGATCCGAATAATGTTGTCTGCACAAAGCACACCACACACAACGCCATTCATTACGGCGATGAGAAACTTCTAAATAGACCCCCGATTGAAAGAACAAAAAATGATACATGCCCTTGGAGGCATTAGAAAAGGAGAAGAATTATGGATAACAAAAAAATTGCTGGTATGAGAATTGGTGAGCCGATCATCGGACGTGTAGTTCGCTGCGCAAAGCTTAATGTCCGTAAAGATCCGGATGCGGATGCAGAGATTCTCGGCACTATTCCTGCCGGAGCAGAGGTAATGATCGATGAAGGCGAATCCACAGATGACTTCTACAATGTCTGCGCGGCTTCAGGATTTGAAGGATTCTGCATGAAGCAGTTCGTCGAAGTTTCAGAGTAAAGGAGAAGGGCTATATGGAAGAAAGCATACTGACATCAATAAAGAAACTTCTCGGAATCGCAGAAGAGTATGAGCATTTCGATGCTGACATCATCATGCATATAAACTCTGTGTTTTCAATTTTAACCCAGCTTGGTGTTGGTCCTTCCAATGGCTTTTCGATTGAAGACAAAGAGGCGAACTGGCATGACTTCATTGGCGAAGATAACAGAATCGAGATGGTAAAGAGTTACATACATTTGAAGGTGAAGCTCCTTTTCGATCCGCCGCTCAGCTCCGCGGTTATGGAAGCAATGAACCAAATGATCAAGGAATTAGAGTGGCGGCTTAATGTTGCTGTCGATCCATCAAAACAATAAGGGAGGAAATCAAAATGGTAAGTATGGAGCTTAGGCATCACGGCATCCTCGGCCAAAAATGGGGCGTTCGTCGTTATCAGAACAAAGACGGCACTTTGACCAATGCTGGTCAGAAGAGATATGATCGTGACAAGTTGGAAAATGCCGGAAAGAAGAAAGACAATCGTATCGATGTATCACACCCCGATCCGAACAGATGGGTAAAAGAGGATTTGACCAGGAAGCAGAATGTCGTAAACACGACTTCCAAGCTTGTCGATGAGTTTGGAAAGATTGAAAAAGAAACCAGACCCAAGGCGACAACGGCCAAAATGGATTTATCAAAAATGAGCGATAAAGAAATGCGGGAGCGGATAAACCGTGAACTTCTTGAACAGCAGTATAATAAACTTTTCTCGGAAGTTAGTTCTGCTGAGGTATCGAGAGGACGGAAATTTACGCAAACGGTTCTTGAATCTGCTGGAACCGTGCTGACTTTGACAAGTTCTGCTCTTGCTATAGCGCTGTCAATAAAGGAGTTAAAGGGATGAGTCACATTTCGCATCACGGCATCCTCGGCCAAAAATGGGGAAACCGAAATGGGCCACCTTATCCGTTGGGTGGCGGCGACTATACTGCGGCAGAGAAAAGAGCTATCTACACAAAAAGACGTCGCGGGAACAGTATTTACAATAAGAAGCACTTTGATGAAGTCCTCAAATCTGATAAGACTACTTTGAGTACATTGTCCTACGACAAGGATCGAACCAAAGGAACTGATATGTTCTATGCCACTCACAACGTATTGGACAAGCACCAGTACAATGCTTTATTCAATCGGAAAATCCCACAGACCGTTTATGATGAGAAAGGGAACGCGGTTGGAACCGGAATGTTCATGAAGTACAGAATCGATAATTCCATAAAGCATGATTTAAAAGTGGCAAGTGAGGATTCTGGGGCTGAGGTTTTCAGGCAGCTTTACAAGAAAGATCGGGATTTCTATAACTTTGTTACCGATGATGAACGTATGCAGAGTTACTTTGTCAGTGACAAGTATAAGTTCAAAGGATACCGAGAATCCAGGGATGTTCTGAACAAAATGAAAGATTCTGACTATGTTCCGACTGCTGATGAGCTTCAAAAGGTCTATCGGATGTTCAACTATGTCATTCCGTATGATGGTCAGGGCAATGCCCGTGAAGGAAAAGATGTCCTGACACAGAGAACCAAGTTTTTTGCTGCTTGTAAAGATGCTGGTTATGGCGCAGTTCTCGACACAAACGATGCTATCTATGGAGGCTTTAAAGCAAAATCTCCTGTGATAGTTTTCGATATGGAGCAGGTTGTTCCCAAGGATGTCTATCGGACAAAGGTGAGTGACCAGAGAATTTCAGAGTTGGCTTTGGCTGGACGAAAGATTCTCGGCATATAAGATTAGCAGGAGGAAAAAAATCATGGCGTTATCGAATACTGCCGTTCCGAAATACTACGGCATGTTTCGAGATGCCGTGCTTAGAGGTAAAATCCCAATCTGTCGCGAGATAGAAATGGAAATGAATCGAATTGATGAGTTGATAGCAGACCCTGGAATTTATTATGACGATGAAGCTGTCGAAGGATGGATTCGTTATTGTGAGGGAGAGCTTACGCTTACAGACGGTTCGGACCTTGTTCTGCTTGATTCATTTAAGCTATGGGCTGAACAGATTTTCGGATGGTATTACTATGAAGAAAGAAGCATCTACGAACCAAATCCTGACGGGCATGGCGGACACTATGTCAATAAATGGATAAAAAAACGGCTAATCAATAAGCAGTATCTTATTGTGGGAAGAGGTGCTTCCAAATCTCTGTATGAGTCCTGTATCCAAAGCTATTTTCTTAACATAGATACTTCGACCACATATCAGATGACCACAGCTCCGACGATGAAACAGGCCGAGGAGGTCATGTCACCTATCCGAACAGCGATTACTCGCTCAAGGGGTCCTCTGTTTGCATTTCTGACTGAAGGTTCATTACAAAATACCACCGGTTCAAAAGCCAATCGTGTGAAGCTTGCATCGACCAAAAAAGGCATCGAGAATTTTCTTACCGGATCTCTGCTGGAGATACGCCCAATGTCGATCGACAAGCTCCAAGGAATGAGACCAAAATCTGCCACGATTGACGAATGGCTTTCTGGGGATGTAAGGGAAGACGTCGTCGGTGCCATCGAGCAGGGTGCATCCAAAGTTGATGATTGGCTTATCGTTGCTGTGAGTTCTGAAGGTACTGTCCGTAATGGAAGCGGCGATACAATCAAAATGGAACTGATGAAAATCCTGAAGGGTGAGTATCGCGACATCCATACTTCCATATGGTGGTACAAGCTGGATTCTGTCGATGAAGTCGGTAATCCGGATATGTGGTTGAAAGCAAATCCCAATCTCGGCGTTACCGTTACATATGACACATATCAGAGGGATGTAGAAAGGGCGGAAAATGCTCCAGCGGCAAGGAACGATATTCTTGCAAAACGTTTCGGTCTTCCGATGGAAGGTTATACCTATTACTTCACATATGAAGAAACTCTTCCACACCGCAAAAGGGAATACTGGCAGATGCCGTGTTCTATGGGTGGGGATTTATCAAGAGGTGACGACTTCTGTGATTTCTCGTTTCTTTTCCCACTTTCTGGTGGGGCATTCGGTGTCAAAACAAGAGCTTACATTTCTGAACTAACTCTTATGAAACTCCCGGCAGCATTAAGAATCAAGTACGACCAGTTCATAAAAGAGGGCAGTCTCATCGTTATGGAAGGTACTGTCCTGGATATGTTACTCGTTTATGAAGATCTTGATGAATATATTACCAAGAGCGGATATGACGTTCGTTGTTTTGGATACGATCCTTATAATGCGAAAGAGTTCGTTGAGAGATGGGCTTCTGAGAATGGACCGTTTGGAATTGAAAAAGTAATCCAGGGAGCAAAAACTGAATCGGTTCCTTTAGGTGAGTTGAAAAAGCTATCTGAGGAACGGATGCTGCTGTTCGATGAGGAACTTATGACTTTCTGTATGGGAAATTGTATTACACTGGAAGATACCAACGGAAATCGGAAATTGTACAAGAAACGCGGTGATCAGAAAATTGATGCTGTTGCCGCGATGATGGACGCGTACATAGCGTACAAACTTAACAGAGATGCTTTTGAGTAATCTTTGACGAAATGACGGAACCGATATCGGTTCTTTTTTTTATGCCTAAAAACTGATAAGGAGGTGAGTGCATTGTCTGAGCTTAAACACCATGGAATCCTCGGCCAAAAATGGGGGATTCGTAGGACACCGGAGCAGCTTGGAAACCTTAGCAAGAAAGATTCAAAATGGATTGCAAAAAAGAGTGACAAGATCACAGCGCAGGCCGAAAAGAAAACTTCCAGGGAACTGAACAAGTATGCTAACGAACTTATGAAGAACCCTAACGCGGTTACAAAGTCCGGCAAGTTGAGTGCTGCGACTATAACAGCATATAACCGGAAGAAAGCGGAACTCATGAGTCAGTCGGTATCGAGTTTACGTTCTCCGTCTGGAAAAGTTGTTCAGTTCGTAGCGAAGCGTGGAGAAATGGGAGTTATGATGGCACTCGCCGACGAGGGTTACAACATGTCACAGTTGAAAAACGGAGTATGGTCATCCGGAAGAGTGGCTTATAAGAAAACCGTTTTGGATAAAGCATAGGGGGTGATCATAAATGGAATTCTCATTCGGTTCCAGGCTGCGACATGCTTGGAACGCTTTTACGAGTAATAAGGACCCGACAAGGGCCTACATGAACATAGGTAATGGTTACGGGTACAGACCAGATCGTCCAAGATTCTCAATGGGAAATGAAAGGTCAATCGTCACCTCTGTTTTTAACCGTATTGCATTGGATGTAGCAGCGATTGATATAAAACATGTTCGTTTGGACAAGAACGGGCGATTTCTCGAAACTATTGATTCCGCTCTTAATAACTGTTTGTCATTAGAGGCGAATCTGGATCAGACAGGAAGGGCATTTATACAGGATGCCGTTATGTCATTACTGGATGAAGGATGTGTTGCCCTTGTTCCAACGGATACCGATGACGATCCGGAAGATGGACTTCCCGGTTCTTTTGACATCGACTCTCTCAGAGTTGCCAAGATACTGGAATGGTATCCTGCTCATGTCCGGCTTCGTGTCTACAATGAACTGAAAGGAGAGAAAGAGGATATTATTCTCCCGAAGCGATTTGTCTGCATAATTGAGAATCCGCTTTATGCCGTAATCAATGAGCCGAACTCGACTATGAAACGCTTGATAAGAAAATTAAGTTTACTGGATGTGACAGATGAACAAACGGCTTCCGGTAAGCTCGATTTGATTATTCAGCTTCCATATGTAATTAAGACAGAGGCTCGGAGACAACAGGCTGAAAACAGGCGGAGAGACATTGAGCAGCAGTTAGCCGGTTCCAAGTATGGAATTGCTTACACAGATGGCACAGAACATATTACTCAGTTGAACCGTTCTCTTGAGAATAATCTCATGAAGCAGGTTGAGTATTTGACTTCACTGTTATTCAGCCAGCTCGGTATTACCCAGAGCATTCTCGATGGAACAGCCGACGAAAAGACGATGTTGAATTATTACAGCAGAACAATAGAGCCTATTGTGTCCGCTATCGTGGATGAAATGAAGAGAAAGTTTCTTACGAAAACAGCTCGGTCTCAGAAACAGGACATTATGTATTTCAGAGATCCATTCAAACTTGTGCCGGTAGACAGCATTGCTGAAATCGCTGACAAGTTTACGAGAAACGAAATCATGACATCTAACGAGATCAGGCAGGTCATCGGTATGCGTCCATCTTCCGATCCGAAAGCGGATGAGTTGGTGAACAGTAATATCAGTCAACCGAACAGCGGTAATCCAACTGAACAAAATACCCCGGTTGATGAAACTGGCGGTGGAGAAGAGAGCGAAGAAGATTCCATCGTGAATGATTTGCTCAATAGTCTGGAAGAACAGATAAACTCCATAATCGATGGGTATATGTCCGGGGACGAAGAGGAAGAGGTGGTTGACGATGATGGATAATACAGCAAATCTCCAGCATTATGCCTCTCCGTACTACGATCCGGTTAAAGCTCATGAGTATTACATGAAGAATCGTGAACTGAAGGAACGCCGTTCTGTCAGGAAATTATCTGATGAGGGTAAGAAAGTCTGGTCATATACGAAAAACGAGATTAAGGCTGAGAAAAAGACCAAAGTAGAAGCTGAACAGGAAAAGAAAAAGCAGAAAACTGAGGAAATCAGAAGCAACGCAAAGGCAATGCGTGAAAGAATCTCGTCTCGTTTGAAGGAGCTTAACGAGGCTTTGTCGCAAAGATCTTCGCAGCAAAAGAAGACCATTGATGAGAGGAAGAAATCAGATTTGGATGAGATCACAGCCGAAACTGAGAAAAAGAAACAGCGGGTGGAAGCAAAGAAAGAATCTGAAATCGAAAAGCTTATGAGCGTCCCTATTCCAGATGGACTTTCCAAAGAAGAAAAATCCAAACGGGTTGCGGAAAGAAAAGAAAAAATCGCAAAACTCCGTTCGGATGCCAAATCAGAAAAAGAGAAGATAAGTAATCGCTCTAATTCTGATAAGGAGAGTGTCAGGGACACGGCAACGAACCGGAAACAGCGAGTTACGGAAGATACCAAGGTTGAAAGAGCGGATAACTCTTCAAATGCTTCGGCAGAAAGGCAGCAGGTCAGTAGCGACCTTAAAACTGCTGTTGCGGCAGCCAGAGAAGCTTATAAAGCGGCAAAAGAATCTATCGATTCGACGTATGAAGAAATTTATCAGCGGGAGTTTGATAAGATTGCTGCTGAAATGCCTAAGGTATCTAAACGTAAGAAAAAGTCAACCAAAAAGAAATGAAGGAGGTAATTCAAAATGGTAAGGTGCGATTTTAGTGGATGGGCCACTAGAAACGATCTGCGCTGTGCCGATGGACGGGTTATCCGAAAAGATGCTTTCAAAGGGCAGAACGGACAGACTGTCAGTCTTGTCTGGAACCATCAGCATAATTCGCAGGATAATGTGCTCGGCCACGCATTGCTCGAAAACAGGGACGAGGGCGTGTACGCCTATTGTACTTTCAACGAAACAGAATCTGGCAAGACTGCCAAGGAGCTGGTGCAGCATGGCGATGTTGTTTCTCTGTCTATCTGGGCAAATCAGTTGAAACAGACAGGACATGATGTTGTTCATGGTGTTATCCGTGAGCTTAGTCTTGTTCTTGCCGGAGCAAATCCCGGAGCATTCATCGATACGGTGATGAGTCACGGAATGGAAGCGGACGATGAGCTGATCATCAATTACGATGAAAACATTATGCTTCATCATTCTGCCGATGATCCGGAGAAAGAGGAGAAGGGGAATCCTCAGAAGGCCAAAAAGGAAGAGGAACAAAAAGAAGAGAAAAAAGATCCTGCTCCTAAAGCCGCTGAGGATAAAACCGTCGGTGATGTGTTTGACACATTGACCGAGGAACAGAAAAATGTCGTTTATGCAATGATCGGTGCGGCTTTGGAGGAAAAAGAAGAGCCGGATGACAATGATGACGAAAATAATAAAGGAGGTAACAAAACTATGAAACATAACGTATTTGACCAGGGGGCTGTTCAGGAGAACACTTTCCTCAGCCATGCCGACCAGGTGGATATCATCAACCTTGCCAAGAGCAACAGTGTCGGCTCTTTGCGTACAGCTCTCAATATTTATCTGGAACAGAACAGGGAGACTTTGGAACACAGCGGCATGGATGTCGATGATGTTCTGGCACATGGTATCACTGATATTGAGAAACTGTTCCCCGAGTTCAGGGATGTTCGTCCCGGTGCTCCGGAAAGAATTACCCGCGATCAGGGTTGGGTTACTGCTGTGATGAGCAAGGCTTATAAGACTCCGTTCAGCCGTATCCGTACCCGCCAGATGGACGCACGTTCTGACGAGCTTCGTGCAAGAGGTTATAAGAAAGGCTCCAAGAAAGAAGAGCGCGGCAATATGACCCTGTATAACCGGACAACTGATCCTCAGACTGTTTTCGTAAAGGACAAGCTGAACAGGGATGATATCGTTGACATCACCGATTTCGAGGTAGCTGATTACATCTACCAGGATATGCGGGAGAAGCTGAACGAGGAGATTGCTATCGCAATCATGGTCAGTGACGGAAGAATCCCCGGAGCCGAGGGCAAGATTGATGAGACGCACATCCGTCCGATCTGGGGCGACGATGAGTTCTTCACGATGCATGTCGATGTCGATCTCAAGGGTGCGAAAACCGAGCTTCAGGGCACCAATACCGGTGCTAATTTCAGCGAGAACTACATCTATGCAGAAGCGATCATCCGTGCGGCTCTCTATTCCAGAGAGAAGTACAAGGGAACAGGCCAGCCCGATTTCTATTGCACGCCTCATCTGGTAAACATTATGCTGCTTGCCAGAGACATGAACGGCCGTCGTATCTACGACACGGTTGCTGATCTGGCAAAAGCTCTGAATGTCGGCGAAATCCACACGGCTGAGCAGTTCGATGGTCTGACCAGGGAGACTTCCGATAAGAAGAGCAAGGAGCTTCTCGGAATCTTTGTAAACATGGCGGACTATACCATCGGCTCCACCAAGGGTGGCGAGATCACGAAATTCAACCAGTTCGATATCGACTTCAACCAGGAGAAGTATCTGCTGGAGACCAGGCTGTCCGGCGCTTTGACGAGATATCGCTGTGCGATTGCTTTGGAGATGGATGTGACTGACGAGGTTGCTGCCGGTTGATTCGCAGGAATTCAAAATGGTGTAAATTGACGAACCTGAGAGGTTCTTTTTTTATGCCTAAAAATCGGAGGAGATGAGAAATGAAGTTTTACGGACCGATTGGCTATGCTGAAACAGTTGAAACAAAGCCTGGCGTATGGGAGGAACAGATTACAGAGCGTATGTACTACGGTGATTTGACCCGTAATACACGCCGGCTTCAAAGTTCTGAAACGCTCAACGATGACATCAACGTTGCAAACGAAATCAGCATAGTCGCCGATCCGTTTGCTAATGAACATTTCTATTCGATGCGGTACGTTGGGTTTATGGGTGCTAAATGGAAGATTTCAAATGTCGAAGTTCAGTACCCGAGACTGATTTTGACAATAGGAGGTATTTACAATGATGGAGAGGAGACGTCTTCTGTTTCATGAGGTGCTGTGCGAAGTGCTTGGAAGCAGAAACGTCTACTTCCAGCCTCCTGAGTCAGTTAAGATGAAGTACCCCGCCATTGTGTACAGTCGAGACGGTATCGATAGCAAGCACGCAAATAACGGGGTATACCTGTCTCAAACGAGATATTCGGTAACAGTAATAGACAAAGATTCGGATAGTCCTATTGTTGGTAAAGTGGCTTCGTTACCCATGAGTAAATTTAACCGGCACTATGAAAAGGACAATCTGAATCACGATGTCTACACAATATTCTTTTAAGGAGGACAAAATCTATGAAACTTGAATGGGATAAAACTGGCGAGCGCTTGTACGAAACAGGCGTGGATCATGGCGTTCTTTATCCGGTCCAGACCGGCGGGGTTTATACCAAGGGTGTTCCCTGGAACGGTTTGAGCGCAGTAACTGAGAGTCCGTCCGGTGCAGAGGCTTCCCCTGTCTATGCGGACAATATCAAATACCTGAACCTCATGTCTGTCGAGGAGTTCGGCGCTACGGTTGAGGCATATACTTATCCGCCTGAGTTTGCGGAATGTGACGGTTCTGTCGAGATTGTTCCCGGTATGTTTGCTGGACAGCAGAGCAGAAAGATGTTCGGTATGGCATACAGAACCATTCTCGGCAACGACGTTGACAACAATGACTACGGATATAAGCTGCATCTGATCTACGGTGCGCTGGCGGCTCCTTCCGAGAAAGGTTATTCCACTATCAATGATAGTCCGGAACCGATTTCCTTGTCCTGGGAGCTGACTACTACTCCGGTAGCGATCAATACCGTGATTGACGGCAAGAAGCTGAAACCTACGGCCTGCCTGACCTTTGATTCCACAAAGTTCGACAAGGCTTTCATGGAGAAGCTGGAGGATATTCTGTATGGAACGAATCCCACTACGGAAGATGCTGCCGATGGCACCGAAGCAAGACTTCCTCTTCCGGATGAGATCCTCAAGCTTTATCAGGAGTCTACCGCAGCAGCGGGCTAAGTTTACAACTGCATAACGTGACCAGTAGGGAGTCGTACTCAGGGTGATGGGCTGGCGGCTCCCTATTTCATTTGAAAGGAGAAAAAGAACATGTTAAAGAAAACAATACCCTATACAGATTACAATGGCGTGGAAAGAGTTGAGGATTTCTATTTCAATCTCTCCAAGGCAGAATCAATGGAAATGGAGCTGAGCATTCCCGGCGGGCTTACCGGAATGATCCGGCAGATTGTGGCGGCACAGGATGTACCGACCATCATTGCGACTTTCAAACAGATCATTCTCAAGGCTTATGGCGAGAAGAGTCCGGACGGCAGGCGGTTCATCAAGTCCGAGGAGCTTTCCAAGGCGTTTTCAGAGACCGAGGCATACTCCATCCTGTACATGGAGCTGGCTACGGATGCCAATGCGGCGGCTGAATTTGTGAACGGCATCGTACCGAAGGACGCTGATGCACCTGCGGCACAGCAGCCTGCAAAGCCGGTTCTGGCTCCGGTTACGAATTAGAAAACAATGGAGGGCTGAGGGATGCTTCGTATTAACATACCGGCTGGCGAGGAGCAATGGGATGAGGTAAATGAAATCTTCATCTATCCAAAAGGACAAACGTTACAGTTGGAGCATTCCCTCGTCTCTCTTTCAAAATGGGAATCCAAGTGGTGTAAACCGTTTCTTTCAAAGAAAGAGAAAACCTTTGAGGAAAATCTGGACTACGTTAGGTGCATGACACTTACGCAAAACGTAGATCCAGAGGTTTACAGCTACTTGACGAGTTCCAATATCGACGTGATCAATCAGTATATAGATGCTCCGATGACAGCCACTACTTTTAGAGAAGAAAAAACTGGCAAACCAAACAGGGAGCAGGTTACTGCTGAGATTATTTATTACTGGATGATTGCCTTGAATATACCATTTGAGTGCCAGAAGTGGCATCTCAACCGTTTATTGACTCTTATCAGGGTCTGTGACATTAAGAATTCGCCGCCTAAAAAGATGAGCAAGCGTGAAATCTTCAAACGTAATTCCGCTCTGAATGCGGCGAGGAAAAAACAATTAAACACCAGGGGGTGACTGAAATGCCTGAAAAGAAGAAAGGTATAGATATATCCGTCTGGCAGGGAAATATTGATGCCAGGCAGATCAAGAACAGTGGAATCGATTTTGTGATTATCCGTGAAGGTTATCGGCAGGCAGTTGATTCCAGGTTTTTCGACAACGTAAAGAAATGCAAAGAAGTGGGGCTTGCCATCATGGGAGTTTACCACTTTTCTTATGCTCTGAATACCGAGCAGGCAAAGCAGGAGGCGCAGCAGACAGTTGCGAATCTTGAGAAAGCGGGTCTTAGCAAAGAGACCATTGTATTTTTTGATTTCGAGTATGATACGGTTACGAAAGCTGCGGCTGCCGGTGTGACACTCGGAAAAGCGGAATGTAATGCTCACACAAAGGCATTCTGTGAAACGGTAGAGTCTCTTGGATATCGTGCAGGTGTCTATTTCAATATTGACTATTACCGTAACTGGTACGATCACGCACTTTTGGATCAGTATGTCAAATGGCTGGCTGACTGGACTGGTGAGGCTGATTACCCTTGTGATTTCCACCAGTATACAAGTAAAGGGAGTGTTCCCGGAATCAGTGGCAATGTTGATATGAACTACTATTTTGTTCCCGAAACTAACGAGAACGTGGTAGAGGCCGAAGATACGAAGCCGGAAGTTATCACTGGCGTAACAGCCGAAAATGTTCTGGACGTGGCCCGTGGATGGCTCGGATTCTCGGAAGCAAACGGTAAGTATAAAGAGATTTTGGATCTTTATAATTCTCACAAGCCGCTTGCCCGTGGATACGCCATCAAGTATACAGATTCGTGGTGTGACTGCTTCGTATCTGCCTGTGCAATCAAGGCAGGAGCTGTTGACCTGATTGGAACAGAAGTCGGTTGCGAGAAGCATGTTGAGCTTTTCAAGGCGATGGGTATTTGGAACGAAGACGGCTCTGTGAAGCCGGAAGTCGGCGATGTCATTGTATTCAACTGGGATGATTCCACACAGCCTAACGATGGATATTCAGATCACATCGGTTATGTGGAGCAGGTTTACGGCGATACCATCGTTTGCGTCGAGGGCAACATGAACGATCAGGTTGGACGGAGAACGATCAATGTTGGATGGGGCTATATTCGTGGATTTGCTCATCCGAATTATGCGAAGGACAATTCCGCTCAAATCGTTGCTACTGCGAAGAGTATCGATGAACTCGCAAATGAAGTGCTTCAGGGCGCATGGGGCAACGGCGATGCCAGGAAGAACGCTATTACGGCAGCAGGCTATGACTATGCGGCTGTTCAGAAGCGGGTAAATGAGCTTTGCGGAAAAGATTCCAGAAAGTCTGTTGATGAAATCGCTAAAGAAGTTATCAGTGGTGCATGGGGCAACGGTGAAGCTAGAAAGAGTGCTCTCGAACAGGCCGGATACAATTTCAGCGAAGTTCAGAAGCGTGTGAACGTCCTTGTCAAGACAACCAAAAGTTCCATCGATGCGGTTGCAAGGGAAGTAATCGCCGGTAAATGGGGTAACGGACAGGACAGAAAGAACCGTCTGAGTCAGGCCGGATACGATTTTGCGGCTGTTCAGAAGCGGGTGAATGAGCTCTCGTAAGGAGAATTTCATATGATAACGTTCAGGCAAAAGGGCGACTTCTCCAAGCTGACACGATATCTGGAGAAGGTCAAATCGGTTGTTAAATTGAGTGACCTTGACAAGTATGGCAAAGAAGGAGTAGCTGCCCTTGCGTCTGCAACTCCGGTTGATACTGGTCTGACGGCCAGTTCGTGGTCATACGAAATCAAACAAAAAAACGGAAGCATATCAATTTCGTTTAAGAATTCAAACATTCAAAATGGAGTTCCGATTGCGATTATTTTGCAGTACGGACACGGAACTAGAAACGGCGGCTGGGTACAGGGGCGAGATTACATCAATCCTGCTATCCAGCCTATTTTTGACAGAATTGCAAATGACGCATGGAGGGAGGTTACTAAGCTATGAGTGCAACGATTGACGAAAGAGTTGTCGAGATGCGGTTTGACAACCGGCAATTTGAGAGTAATGTTCAGACCAGCTTGTCAACTCTCGACAAGCTCAAGCATAGCCTGAATCTTGACGGCGCAGTAAAAGGTCTGGAAGGTATTAACGCAGCATCAAAAAACTGTGATATGTCTGGACTTTCCAGTGCAGTCCAAACGGTTCAGGCTAGGTTCTCAGCGTTGGAAGTCATGGCTGTAACTGCCCTTGCGAACATAACAAACTCAGTGATCAATACCGGAAAACAGATGCTGAGTTCTTTAACTGTCGAACCGATTAAAGATGGTTTTGCTGAGTATGAGCTGAAAATGGGCTCGATTCAGACAATCATGATGAGTACCGGCGCTTCGTTGCAGGATGTAAACAAATACCTGAATGAGTTAAATACTTATGCCGACAGAACTATTTACTCATTTGCAGACATGACATCCAACATTGGTAAATTTACAAATGCCGGAGTCAAGCTCGAAGATGCTGTAATGGCTATTCAGGGTATTTCAAATGAGGCGGCCGTGTCAGGAGCTAACGCAAACGAGGCTTCTAGGGCTATGTACAACTTTGCTCAGGCATTATCGGCAGGATATGTAAAGCTGATTGACTGGAAGTCGATTGAGAACGCCAATATGGCGACTGTAGAGTTTAAAACTCAGCTTCTTGAAGCGGCTGTGGCGGCTGGGACAGTTGAGAAGACCACTGACGGTATGTACCGCGTTCTTACTGAAAACAATCAGGGTTCTACAATGGACGAAGCGATTGACGCTACCAAGAACTTTAACGACAGTTTGCAGTATCAGTGGATGACTACAGACGTCCTTGTCAGCACACTGAGAGATTATGCTGACGAGACGACAGATATCGGTAAAAAGGCTTTTGCGGCAGCCCAGGAAGTAAAAACATTCACCCAGTTAATGGACACGCTTAAAGAAGCGGTCGGTTCTGGCTGGGCTATGACATGGGAGATTCTGTTTGGTGACTTTGAAGAAGCCAAAGCCATGTGGACAGAAGCCAGTAATTATTTCGGCGGTCTTATCGATTCTATGTCAGATGCCCGCAATTCCATGTTACAGGGGTGGAAAGATCTTGGCGGCAGGACTGCGGTTATTGATGCAATGAAGAATGCTTTTGGGGCATTGGTTAGTGTTGTAAAGCCTGTAAAGGATGCGTTTAGGGAGATATTTCCGCCTACGACATCCCAGCAGCTTTACAATATGACAGTTGCTTTGAAAGAATTTACTTCTCATCTGAAGCTTAGCGATACCGCATCGGCAAACTTGAAGAGGACGTTCAAGGGTATATTTGCCGTTTTGGATATTGGTAAGCAGGCGTTTTCAGCGTTATTCAAAACTATCACTCCGTTGTTTGGAGGTTTCAAAACCCTTGGCGGAGGGGTTTTGGGTGTAACTGGCAGTATTGGCGATTTCCTTGTGAGTATCGATGAATTCATCAAGAAGAATGACATTTTCGGAAAAACAGTTCAGGGAGTTATCGACTTCATTGGAAAAGCTGCAAATGCTTTCAAGGATTTCGCAAAAGAAGTAAAAGACAAATTTGATCTTCCAGACTTGGACAAGGTTAAGGAATCGGTAAAAGACTTTCTGAACACTCTTAAAGGGAAAATCAAGGTTCCTGGTCTGGAGTTATTCCATTCCATGCTTGAAAGAATCCACGAAAGGATGTCACAGGTTGGCGAAGCTGCCGGCGATATGAAAGGCGGAGTCATTGTTGCAATCGGTGCGATGGGTGAAGCTCTTTCAAAGTGTAAATTCTTACAGTTGCTTCAGGCTTTATGGAATGGCGTAAAAACAATCGTAGGAGGTATTGCACAGGTTATTGGTGGTTTGGCAGATACCATCATCGAAAAACTTGGGAACGCTGATTTTAGTGGAATCATTGATTTACTGAACGGTTTGTCCCTTGGTGGTATTGCTGTCGGACTTACCAAATTTATAAACAGTCTTTCCAATCCTTTAGAGAGTCTCGGCGACATCATGGAGAATGTAACAGGGATTCTTGATGGAGTAAGAGGGTGCTTTGAAGAGTATCAAAATCAGCTAAAGGCCGGGACACTGATAAAGATTGCCACTGCTATTGGCATTTTGGCGGCATCAATCGTGGCTATTTCTCTCGTTGACAGTGATAAGCTCGCTGGTTCTCTTGGAGCAATCACGGTTATGATGACGGAATTGATAGTTGCTATGGCCGCGTTTAATAAGCTTGGCGGTGTGTCTGGCAAAGGAGCCACAAAACTCGTCGTATTCGCTTCCGCGGTTCTTGTTTTATCAAGTGCGGTGAAAAAGATGGCGAGCCTGAGCTGGGGCGAACTGGCAAGAGGTCTGGTTGGCGTAGGAGTATTACTGGCTGAATTGGATGCATTCATGGCCACAGCAAAGTTTAACAAGAAAGCCATGTCGAATGCGGCTGCTATGGTTATATTTGCAGCGGCAATTAAGGTTATGGCATCTGCTGTCAAATCTCTCAGCAGTTTAAGCTGGGAAGAGATGGCAAAGGGCTTGCTTGGTGTAGGAGTTCTTCTGGCTGAGGTAGATATTTTCCTGAACACCGCAAAATTCAGTGGAAAAGCGATGTCCACAGCTACGGGAATGCTTATTATGTCAGCAGCTTTGAAAGTGCTGGCTTCCGTATGTGGTGATTTTGCTCAGATGAAATGGGGTGAAATAGGAAAAGGTCTTACTGCGGTCGGCGCATTGCTTCTGGAGATTGCCGCATTCACAAAACTTACCGGAAATGCAAAGCATGTTATATCTTCAGGACTTGCCCTGGTTGAGATAGCGGCGGCGATGAAGATATTCGCATCGGCTATGAGTGATTTCGCGAGATTCTCATGGAAAGAGATTACCAAAGGACTTGTAGCAATGGGCGGTGCTTTGGCTGAGGTTGCAATAGCCACAAATTTGATGCCTAAAAACATGGTTGGCATAGGAGCTGGTCTTATTGTTGTAGGTGCAGCTCTTGAAATAGTTGCCGATGCTTTGGGTAAAATGGGTAAGTCTTCATGGGAAGAGATTGCCAAAGGACTTATAGCAATGGGTGGCGCTTTGGCCGAACTTGCGATTGGTCTCAACCTGATGAATGGCACATTGGCAGGCTCAGCGGCGATGCTTGTGGCAGCTACTGCTTTAGCAGTCTTGACTCCGGTTCTTAGTGTTTTAGGAGCTATGAGTTGGGGCAGCATAGCGAAAGGTTTGATTACAGTTGCCGGGGCATTCACAGTTATTGGTGTTGCAGGGGCAGTTCTTACGCCGTTGGTTGGAACGATTCTTGCATTGAGCGGGGCGTTTGCTCTTATCGGTGTTGGCGTTGTAGCTATTGGTGCAGGACTCTTGGCAGCAGGAATGGGTTTATCTGCATTGGCAGTTGGGTTTACGGCTTTCGCCGCTGCTCTTACCGCTGGTGCTACGGCTGTTGTCGCAGGTTTAACGGTTATTATTACCGGAGTGGCAGGGCTTATACCCGCTATAGTTGCCAAAATTGGCGAGGCAATCGTTGAACTTTGTAAGGTAATTACGGCCAGTGCACCTGTTCTTGGCGAAACGATTAAAGCAGTTGTACTAACTCTTGTTGATGTACTCGTCGAGTGTGTACCTGCTATTGCAGATGGAGCTTTGACATTGATTGCCGGGGTTCTGGATGCGTTGGTTGCGTATACGCCTTCAATCGTGGATTCCATATTCCAATTCCTGATTGCTGTTCTTGACGGAATTGAGAAAAACTTGCCGGCCCTTATTCAGTCGGCGATAAATGTTCTTATGGCTTTCTTCTCTGGGGTGGTGGATGCTCTGAGCGGGATAGATGTTGACGTGCTCGTGAAGGGAATCGCTGGTATCGGTCTACTTTCCGCTATTATGGTGGCATTAGGCGCCGTTGCAGGGCTTATTCCACAAGCTATGGCTGGTGTACTCGGCATGGGAGTTGTTATTGCTGAGTTGGCACTGGTGTTGGCGGCAGTAGGAGCATTAGCCCAAATTCCGGGCTTATCCTGGCTTATTGGAGAAGGAGGTAAACTGTTACAGGGAATAGGCACCGCTATCGGTCAGTTTGTCGGTGGTATCGTTGGCGGATTTATGAGTGGTGTATCGAGCCAGTTCCCTCAAATCGGTTCTGACTTATCAGCATTTATGATGAATATTCAGCCGTTCATCGAGGGAGCTAAGTCAATAGACGCTTCGATGATGGAAGGCGTAAAGGCACTCAGTGAAACGATTCTTATTCTTACCGCTGCTGATATTTTGCAGGGGTTGACTTCATGGTTTACGGGTGGTTCTTCACTTTCGGATTTTGCAGAAGAACTTGTGCCTTTTGGTACGGCGATGAAATCTTACTCGAATGCGATTTCCGGAATAAATCCCGAAACTGTAACAGCATCGGCAACAGCGGCAAAGGCTCTCGCCGAAATGGCATCCAATCTTCCGAACAGCGGTGGAGTAGTCGGATGGTTTATGGGTGAAAACGATATGGATGAATTCGCCGCTCAGTTGGTTCCTTTCGGGGAAGCGATGAAAGCGTATGGCGAAGCTGTATCTGGAATTGACGGTGCATCTATTGAAAGCTCGGCGATTGCCGGACAAGCATTAACAGAATTGGCTCATACCGTTCCAAATACTGGCGGCGTAGTGAGCTGGTTTGCAGGAAACAACGATTTAGGGGACTTTGCGGAGCAGCTTGTACCGTTTGGTGAAGCCATGAAATTGTATGGTGATTCTGTATCAGGTATCAATTCGGAATCAATACAGGCATCTACAATAGCAGGTAAAGCATTGACGGAGCTTGCTAATACAGTCCCCAATACCGGTGGCGTTGTAAGTTGGTTCACCGGTAATAACGATCTCGATACCTTTGGGGAGCAGATTGTCCCATTCGGCGAAGCGATGAAAGCGTATGGTGACGCTGTTGCAGGTATCGACGGAGAAGCAGTGACAGCGTCTGCCACAGCGGGGTTGGCTTTAACAGAGCTTGCCAATACAGTACCGAATACCGGTGGCGTAGTAAGCTGGTTTACAGGTAACAATGATCTCGATAAATTCGGGGAACAAATCGTTGTGTTTGGTGAGGCAATGAAAAAGTACGGCGATGTGGTCGCAGGTATTGACGCCGCGGCAGTAACAGCATCTACAACAGCGGGTTTGGCATTGGTAGAGTTATCAAATGGCTTGGATAACAGTGGAGGTGTTGTAAGCTGGTTTACTGGAGATAATGATTTAGCGGATTTTGCCAAGGGTATTGTGCCTTTCGGTGAGGCGATGAAATCTTATTCCGATGCAGTAAGTGGTATCAATCCGACAGCGGTAACAGCATCCGCAGTTGCGGCACAAAGTTTGGCAACTTTGGAAGGAAATCTTCCAGCTATCGGCGGACTCTCTGAAATCATGAATGGTGGAAACAGTCTGGCAAGTTTTGCGAGAGAGTTGATTCCATTCGGAGAAGCAATGAAGTTATATTCAGATGCCGTAATCGGTGTGAATCCGGTTGCGGTGACAGCGTCTGCACTTGCGGCGCAATCGCTGGCGAGACTCGAAGAAAACCTTCCTGATATTGGGGGGCTTTCGGAAATCTTTACAGGTGGTAACAGCCTTGCTGAGTTTGCAAAAGAGCTAATACCTTTCGGCGAGGCGATGAAAGAATATTCTGATTCTATATCTGGAATAGACGTAGAAGCTATTACAAATTCAGCGACCGCTGGCAAAGCATTGGTGGAATTAGCAAACACACTTCCGAACACCGGAGGAGTCGTAAGCTGGTTCACAGGCAGTAATGATATTGGTGCGTTTGGAGAGAGTCTGATATTGTTCGGTAAGAATTTCGCACAGTATTCAGATTATATGAAGAATGTCGATGCAGGTATTGTCACGGCAACAACCAACGCCGCAAATTCGATTGTTGAATTACAAAAGAGCTTGCCGGAAGAAGGAGGATGGTTCTCGAAAGATATGAGCCTTGCTGATTTCGGTAAGGACATGAGTTCATTTGGTTCCTATTTCAGCTCCTATTATGCTTATATCAGCGGTGTCGATACGGGCATACTTTCCAGTGTTATTACACAGACGAATCGCTTGGTCGAGATGGCGAAAGGTATGGTAGGGCTGGATGTCAGCGGGATGACGTCGTTTAGTTCCGCATTGGCAAAGCTTGGCGAAACAGGTGTTACCGGATTCATCAATGCATTTAACAATGCAGAATCAAAAGTTAAGGCCGCTGCTTCTAATATGCTGACGGCTTTTATCAATGGCGCAAATGCCAAGAAAGGCGATGCGACTACTACCTTCACAAATATTGTGCAGGCGGTACTAACAGCGATAAAGGCCAAGCAGCCAGAGTTTCAAACGGTTGGTTCTACGTTGATGATTAAGTTTGTCGCAGGGGTGAAGTCTCAGGATAACAATGCCCGTACCACATTAACGACGATTATCAGTGGATGTTTGACAGCTATCAAGAACAAATACAGCGAGTTTGAGACGGTCGGCAAGGGGTGCATGGAAAAACTCATTTCGGGCGTGAAAAGTAAAGATGCGGACGTGAAGAGTTCATTTACATCAAGCCTTGGCAATGCGGTCAGCGCTGTCAAAGATTACCGAGATCAGTTCTATAGTGCGGGTTCGTATCTGGTTGACGGATTTGCCGCTGGTATCAGTGAGAATGCGTACAAAGCATCAGCCAAAGCAAAGGCTATGGCAGCCGCAGCGGCGGAAGCAGCTAAGAAAGAATTGGACGAGCATTCGCCTTCTAAAGTTGGTTATCAGATTGGTGACTACTTTGGCGTAGCATTTGTCAACGCTATTGGTGATTATGAAGATAAGGCTTATGAGACCAGCTCTGACATGGCGAATGCAGCCAAAACCGGTTTAAGCAATGCGATTTCTAAGGTGAAAGATTTTATCACTAATGGGATTGATGCTGAGCCTACGATCCGACCTGTTCTTGATCTGTCGAATGTAGAGTCAAGAATCAGTAAACTAAACACCATGTTGAGCAGAACGCAGGCATTATCCATCAGCGCAAGCATGAATAGAGACTATGCTCCGGACATTCAAAATGGAGGTGGAAAACCTAACACAAGCAACACGTTTACCTTTACACAAAATAACTACTCGCCTAAGTCATTGTCGAGAGTTGAGCTTTATCGTCAGACGAACAACCAGTTCTCGGCATTTGAAAGGATGGTGAAAGCATGATTAAATCAATCACTGTGACGAACTATCTTGGCGATAGTATCAAACTTGATTTGGCGCGGCCGGAGGAATCCGGCTTCGTCGTCACTTCAGTTACCGGTTTGGGGTCTGGAAAAGCGAATATTAACATGACCGAAGTGGCAACAAACGACGGAAGTCTGTATAATTCGTCCAGGCTCCCAAGCCGTAACATTGTAATTTCTTTGAAATACCTATGGCAGAGTACAATCGAGGATGTGCGCCAGCTCTCATATAAATATTTCCCAATCAAGAAAAAACTTACCCTGCTCATTGAGACAGATAATCGGCAGGCGGAGATTGAGGGCTATACAGAGGCAAACGATCCAAATATATTCAGCAAGGATGAGGGTTCAGACATTTCAATCGTGTGTCCGAATCCTTTTTTCTATTCTGCTGGAAAAGACGGAGTCAATACCACTATCTTTTACGGTGTTGAACCGTTATTCGAGTTCCCGTTCAGTAATGAATCTCTCTATGAGTGCCTAATTGAAATGGGCTGGATTCAGAACCAGATGGAGAAAGTGGTTATTTATAGTGGCGACGCCGAAATTGGTGTGACCATTACAATTCACGCAATCGGAGAAGCACACAACATTACAATCTACAATACCGGCACAAGGGAAGTCATGAGGATTGACACGAACAAGTTGAAATCTTTCACAGGTTCCGGAATCATAGCCGGTGATGAAATCGTCATTTGTACCGTGAAAGGGCAGAAATCCATTACGCTGCTTAGAAACGGTAGAACCACGAACATACTCAACTGTCTTGACAAGAATGCCGATTGGTTCCAGCTTGCAAAGGGTGACAACGTGTTTGCGTATACGGCTGAAGAAGGAAGCTCTAACCTACAGTTCAAGATAGAAAATCGAATCATTTACGAGGGGGTATAGGTATGGACATAACAGTTCTTAATACTAATCTTGACGCTATATCCATCGTTGATGTCTACGAGTCTTTTATCTGGACAGACAGGTATTATGAGTACGGAGATTTCGAGCTTTTCACTTCGATGACGGATACCATTCTCAGTTACATCAAGCAGGACTACTATTTACAGAACCGTGAGTCGGAACATGTCATGATCATTGAAATGATACGGATTGGTTCTGATTCTGAAAACGGAAACCACATCACGGTTACTGGCAGGTCACTCGAATCTATTCTTGACCGTCGGATTGTCTGGGGGCAAAAGACTATAACCGGGAATCTTCAAAATGGAATCCATACCCTTCTGAATGAGAATATGATATCTCCGGCAGACAGCAGCAGGAAAATTGCCAACTTTATTTTTGAAGCGTCAACTGATCCCGCTATTACATCATTGAAAATCGATGCGCAGTATACGGGTGATAACCTATATGACGTAATCAACAAAATCTGTAGTGAGAGAAGTATCGGTTTTAAGGTGACTCTTAACGACAATAAGCAGTTTGTATTTAAGCTATATGCCGGGACTGACCGGTCCTACGATCAGTCTGTAAATCCCTATGTCATATTTTCCCCAAAGTTTGAAAACATCATCAACAGTAATTATGTAGAATCCAAATCGGCACTGAAAACCGTTACCCTGGTTGGCGGTGAAGGTGAAGGTTCTGCGAGAAAGTATACTACTGTTGGTGGGGGAAACGGGTTGAACAGGCGGGAGCTTTTTACAGATGCAAGGGATATTTCTTCTGATGTTGGGGATGGGGTTGTCTTGTCTGATGCAGCATACACAGCCCAGTTACAGCAGCGTGGAAAAGAAAAGTTGGCAGAGAACACGGATGTAACATCGTTCGAGGGGCAGGTGGAAACAACCGTTATGTTCAGGTATGGAGAGGACTTCTTCAACGGAGATGTCGTTCAGATCGCCAACGAATACGGGCATGAAACGAAAGCAAGAATTGTCGAAATCGTCATGTCCGAAGATGAAGATGGTAACTCTGTATACCCTACATTTAAAACGATAGAACAGGAGGCGGTGTGATATGGTAACATACGGGTTTTATAACTCGAAAAATGGCGATCGAAAATATGATGCTATCCAGATGTCGAGTATCTTTGACGGCATAATCCGAGATGGTATTTTACAGCATTATGGAACGGCGATGGTTGTGAAAGAATCGGAAGGTATGATGGTAAATGTCGGCATTGGTCGGGCGTGGTTCAATCATACATGGACGCTGAATGATGCTTTACTTCCGTTGACAGTTCCTATATCAGAGGTTCTTCTCAACCGAATTGACGCGGTTGTTCTGGAAGTTGACTCCCGTGAAGCGGTCAGGGCGAATTCTATTAAGATCATTAAAGGTACTCCGGCATCCAGTCCGAAGAATCCGACACTGGTCAAAACAAACGACAGGTGGCAGTATCCGCTTGCGTATATTCGTGTCAATGCGGGCGTGACGTCGATTCGACAGGCAAACATCACGAACTGCGTAGGGACATCTGCGTGTCCGTTTGTAACGGCTCCGCTTGAAAAGATGTCTATTGACGCTCTTGTAGCACAATGGGGAGATCAGTGGAAAGCGTTCTACGGTGCTCAGACATCGGATATGGAAGCTACTAATGCTTTCTGGAAAAACCAGTGGAGGACGTGGTTCCAGGCACAGACAACAGAGATACAGGAAGCCTATCTGAACTGGGAACACCAGTGGGAAGAGTTCTATAATTCCCACGCAAACGAAATTACCGATACCGCTGAGTATTGGAAGGACATGTGGCAGAAGTGGTTCTATGATTATGTCAACAACAGCAGCAGGGAGTTAGCCTATTGGAAGAAGCTTGTAACCGATGATTTTACGGAGTACAGCACTTTCTGGAAAAACCAGTGGAGGACGTGGTTCCAGGCACAGACAACAGAGATACA